CTTTCATTCCAATCTTTCTTGTACCAAAACTGTGTGTTATCCGTGTTGGACCTGATCTTGGTATAATCAATGTGTAGGACATCGGTTAACTGACCACCCGTAACGGACCAAATAACCTCAAGGTAAGCACCGCCAAAGATTTCTATGTCAATAGATACCTTCCTTGTCAATTCGTTCAAGGATTCAAACTGATTCGGTTGTGCGATGAATTGGTCCGCTATCGGGTCTACCTCATCACTCTTCCATCCGTTTCCTATAATGTAATTGACCTTACCTTTTACAATAGCATTATGCTTTGCACTCTTGTTGTAAAGTTGCAAAAGGTAGTTTGGGTAATCGTTTCTTTCACCGAACTCAATGTACCCCTTGCCCCTCTTCTCCCTATATTCGGGTTGCCTTGCTTCTTGAAAATTTAATATGACTAAATCATTCATCATCTTGTTATGTATGTATTGTCAACCTCGTATTGTGTGTACTCAAATGTGGTTGATGGTGACAGTTTCATAATGCCTTCCTCAAGCAGTGTAGTCGCTTGGGTGTAGTCTACATTGTAAGCACTTGATTGCTCATAGACATAATACAACCACTCCCCGACATATCCCAATCCAAAATACTTTGGTACTTTGATGCTAAACTTGTTGTATCTATCCTTGTAGATTGAAACATCAAGAGCAAACAAAAGCACGAAAGTAACCTCATCCCGTGTAGTCCTATTAACAAAACGGAATAGGTAATTAGGTGAGGCAAGTGTCTGCTTCTCCGTTAATGTTAGGTAAATGAACTCCGTTGCTCCTTGTGTGAGTTGTATCATTATGTCTAAATAGGTAATACCTTGACTTTTACCCAAAAAGAAAGGCATCCGAAATGGATGCCCTACTCAAATCTAAACCTTGCCTATTTACACAGTTAATCCTGCTATAATAGAACTTGAAACCTCAGGAGCAAGTGCAGGTTCATTGCCCGTAAAGGTCAATGTGTAACCATTCCTATCTCCGAAAGCAGTACCAGTTGCACCATTACCACCAGTCAAATCAGCACCATTTACCTTACCAAGCAAAAAGTATTTATCGTTACCATCTTGAACCACCGCAAGGAGATTGTTTTTTGCCAAAAGCAAAATCTCATTTCTTGTAGATGCTTGAAGTTTGTTGAGGATGATTGATAATTCTTGTGCATAGAAAACAGTACCATTCTCAACTGAGGCGGTAATGTTTTCGGTAAGTGAAGAGGTTTGCTTTACAAGTTGATACTTGTAGAACACCTTTCCTGATGCTTTAGTTATAGTGGTAACAACGCCTGATGCCTCTGTTATTGTAGTAACATCAGCGAATGGAATAAACCAAACCGCTTTGATGCCACCAATGGATTCTTTACAATCCAATACATATCCTTGAGTTAAAGCACACGGCATAATATAAAATTTATAATGAAGGCAAGGGATGGAAACCACCCCTCACCATCAAAGTTATTTAAACGAAGAACTTAACAATCTCATCAGGGAAAGCAAAGTTAACTCCCATTTTGAACTCTGCTACAAAGCGGACTTGGTCTGCTTCTTTAGCGTAGAAGATTTCAAAACGCTCTTCCTCATTCAAAAGGTCTGTACCCAAGAACAAGTTAGATATCCTTGTAGCAACAATCTTGCCAGTGCTATTCAAACCTTGAACCGCCATAACTTTCACGTTAGTACCTGGGAGGAAAAACTCGCCATTTGCTGCTTCATCATATTTGTAATGAAACAAGTTAGATGTTTTCAACTTAACGGTGTAAGTCCTAAACACATCCATACCGCAGAAGATAGTGATATCACTTTTGTCAACTACTTGGGCAGGAATTGCTTTGTAGATATCATCAAAAATGCTGATAACATTTGCATCGGTAATGGCAGTTTCTACTGATCCGTGAAAAGGTACACTGTTTGCATTTACAACTGATGCACCTGCTGAAGTAATCAAAGAAGTCAAACCTGTAAACTTATTCAAGTTTACATCAACGCTTCCTGTGTTACCTTGCCAAATTGAGTTTTCAAGTTGCAAAGCAATTTTCTCTGCTTTACGCTTAGAATACTCTTCAGAGTAAATCATTGAATCGTAAGAAGAACCAGCAGGAAGTGCTTTCTGCAAATACTTGCTTTCAAGGTCTTTCAAGCAAAGTGCTTCGTTAACCTTAATCTTACCTACTGTTACAGTCCTTTGTGTGAAAGAAGTCAGACCTGATGCGTTAAATCCGCAAGATGAACCATCTTGGAAGATAGCATCTGTGTCCATTATATTGATGGTTTCGGAGGACTTAACACCTACCATCACGTTACCCTGCTCTTTAATCAAAGATGCAGTTTTGCTGCCAAGTACAGAAGATGCAACAAGGAGACCCTCGTTCTCTTTTGTATATGCTGCCAATGTTCCTACTGAAAAACTCATTTTATTTAATTTTTATTGTTTGAGAAATTTTTACTTAATTGATTTAGCGAAATCAAGGAAACGACTTATTTTATCTTCCTTTTTTTCTATGTGCTGATTAAACTTTTCTTTGGGTTGCTCAGTAGCATTTGCAGATGGTGTGCTTAAAAGTTGCACTAACACATCAGAAATATCACTCATACCCTTGCTGAACTTTGCTTCTTGAGAGGCAAGTTTGGCATCGTATGCCATCTTAATCTCATCAAGTTGCTTCTGCATTTCTTCAATCTTTTTTTTCATCATGTCCTCTTCTTCGTGCTTGTTGGATTCAATCTCAACCTCAGGTGCTTCAGGGAGTTCAACCTCAGGTGCTTTAATTGACAAAATCATAGAGTTCTCATCCAAAGTCATAACCGAACCATCTATCAACTCATGCTCTCCAGCAGGTGCAGGAACTTCGTTACCGCCATCATCTACCAATGTAACCTTACCACCGACTTCGTACTTATCAATCATAACCTTTGCTCCACTCTTCAAACTGTATTCAGCAACAGATTGGAGAGGCATTGCAGATGGCAATTCCCCTGCTTCTGCGAACATTTGTTTAATCTTGTTAATTGCTTCTAAAGTAGTCATCATAACTTTTGACAATAAATAGTTAGTATTTTCCAATGTACCATATAGGTCATTCTTAGGCGATTTGAGCAAGTACCTTCAGTACGTTGTGCCATAGTTGTTCTATCTTCTTATCGCCTGTTTTTCGGTAATTAAATTGCCCCTCAACGCTAAACCCTCTTACCTTCCCTGCCTTTATCTCTGCCCACACTTCCGCATTGTCTACCTTAAACGAACCGAACCAAGACCCATCGGGAACATCTTCAAATCCTTTCATGGGGTATATTCCCCTTACCTTGTCGCTGATGAAAGATTCAAACATGGTAACACCTTCAACGGATTGCCCCGAATCGTGCATAAGGTTCACGTTTGCTTGATACCCTTTTTTAAAGTACCTTTGTGCAATCTTTTTTATCGTTTCCTTTGTGAACACTACATAATATTCCCCGTTGTGGTCATTCCTATAAATCGGAGTATCTGCCAACATTAGAGGACCGCTTATGATTTGTTGGTCCTCATCTTGGATCACAAAGTTTTGTCTGTCTATTTTCTTCAACTTGTTACTTGCCCATTCTATCATTGAAGTGCCACCCCAAGCATCCCACATAAGACCACCGCATCCTTCCGAATATGGTACATCTTTATTCTCTTGATGGCGTTTAAATCCGCTAATCCTTCCGATTGTTTCACGTGAAATGGGTTCTCCCTTTGCGATTTGGTTTGCCCTTATCTTTCCAACCTCCGTGCCACATTCTCCCCATCCGTTTTTCTCTGCCCAATCCAATGCCCTTTGTGCGTTGTTCTTTGCACTCTCAGGATAATCGGTGTATGATTCAGCAAACTTTTCATACTCACCAATATGGTAAAGGTATTCACTACCCTCACTATGTACCTCTCCAGTCATTAATCTACCCTCACTATCTTTATGCGTTGGTCCTGTCCACAATACTCCATCTTTGGTGTAGTGAGGCATTCCTACCTCATACTCATCATCTGCAAAGGCAAGGAAAGACCGCTCTATGGCAGGTCTGTCAACCAAACTAATCACATCAACCTCAACATCATCCTCAAGGTCATTGGTTATCTCTAAGTTAAAAATCGGTATAT